CATGGAGGAAATTTAGCTTGATATTAACACCGTATGACCTTGAAACAGAATTGTGGAAAAAGATATACAAGCATTATGAAACCCTGCTTGCATCTACACAAAGAGAATTGGAAAAAAATTTAACACCGGAACAAACTGCCGCGTGTCGTGGCCGTGCCAGATTATTGAGACAATTGATGAATACTGAGGATAAAAATAATGTTCGAGTCAACTGAAGTTATTGAAGATATTGCAGACGATGAGGTAATCGTATCAACTGAACCAGAGGAAAGTCCCGACTTTCAAGAAGGTTTTGCGTCGGTTGTAGGTGGTGAATCTGAACCTGAAGCACAACCAGAACCGCAACCACAACAGGAGTTTATCGGAGGATTGTCTAAAGCAGATTTCGATGCGATTGTTGAAAAAGCAAATAAGGTCGATGAGCTGAATGAACGGTTACGACAAGTAAGTGATAAGGCATTTGGCAGCATCGGCAATATCACACAACAGCTTAATTTTTTAAAACAGGCGCAAGCGCAGCCGAAAGCCGACATTTCGAAGGATGCTTTCAAAGCGCTTACTGAGTATTATGGCGACGATAGTTTAGCTGAAGCGTTAGCTAACGATTTACGTGATATTGGTTTGATCCAAACAGCGGCGCAACCTGGATTTACTCAAGATGATTTCGAGGCTGCCTTACAAGCTAAGACTGAAAACTTGGAACGTACCATGAATATGAAGCTGCTGGCAATGCGGCATCCTGACTGGGAAGATACCAAAGATACGCCAGAGTTTCAGGGATGGGCTGCCACCTTGCCCGAATCGGATCAAGAACTGCTTTATAATACATGGGATGCCGTTGTGTTAAGTAAAGCGTTCGACGGGTTCAAATCATGGAGCACTAAGAAGTCACAAGTTGAAGCTAAAAAGAAAGCACGGCTTGAAGGCGCAATCTTACCAACTGGCGGTAGATCCGGCGCGGAAGCATCGGAAGAAGATTATTTCAACCAAGGAATTAACAAAGTTTTAAAAAATAGATAATCGTGGTACAATTCGATTATATACACCTGCGCCCTATGTGACGCAGGTACACCGAATAAGCATTAAATCGCGCCCTATGTGACGCAAGCAGTAAGCAGTAACCTACGGGCTACTTGAAAAATGATACTTAAAATTTTCAACTAACCAATAGGGGTCCTAACATGGGCATTCAAACTTATGATTCCAGTGCCGCGCGTATTGGAAAAATGGCCGGTGAGATCATCGGTCACGCAATGCAAACAGAGGTGCTAGTCGCCGCTTGTTCTAACAAAGACATGCCGAAAAACAAATCGGATACCATTATCTTCAGATCATGGGTCCCGTGGGGCGGTACGTCGTCTTTACCAAACTCATTTTTTAATACAACTGCGACTGGTCTTGCTGCTACTGATCCGAGCGCTGTTTATGTTGCGAATCATGTGACAACTGAAGGCGTGACACCTGCCGCCGATACTATTGCTCCACGTGATGTAACCGTTACGTTACAACAATACATGGCGCTGTACAGTTTAACCGATAAAGACTACGATTTATACGAAGATGATGTAGCCGAAGCCATGAAGCAACAAGTTGGCGAACGTATGTCATTGGTCCGTGAACTGCAAGTTTACGGTAAGATGAAAGCTGCAACCAACAAGTTCTACGCTGGTGCTGGTACAGGTGCATCGGCGACAACCGTAGCATCACGCGTTTTGGTAGCAGGCACATTGCAAGAACGTCATGTTGCCAAAGTGGTTAAATCACTGAAAGCAAATCACGGTAAAGCAATTACCCGCATTCTGTCACCAAGTCAGAACATCGGAACAAAACCCGTTGAAGCTGGTTATATCTGCTATTGTCATACCGATGCTGAATTTGACATTCGGAACAACCTGTCAGGTTTTGTGCCTGTTGCGGCTTACGGATCTCGTCAGCCTATTAACGAGTATGAGTTAGGCACTTGGAACAACGTGCGGTTTATCCTGTCACCAGAATTGCAATCATATCCTGGCGCGGGTGCTGGCGGTACTCCTGGGACATCAAGCGCGTATGACGTGTATCCGTTTATTTTCCTGGCTGCCGATGCTGTTGCCGCTGTGAAGTTGCGTGGATCTGCTGCTATCGATCCGATTTACCTGCCACCAAACCAAAAGGATAAAAACGATCCGGGCGGTCAGCGTGGTTATATCGGCGCGAAATTCTGGTTTGCTTCTGAAATTCTCAATCCAGGTTGGATTGGTGTATTCGAAGCACTTGTCACTAACATCTAATAGGAGTCATTGATATGGATGCAGTAAGAAATTTACCCGGCGTTAATTTTAACGTGTTGGGTTTGCAAACTGTCAGTTTAACGGCTGGCGCTACTACTCAAACATTAACGGCGGTTGCAACTGGCGGTATCGGTACAATCTCGCGGTTCGGTGTTAAAGCTACTTTAGCCGCTGGTGCAAAGGCATTCGCCAAGTACACCGCTGCTGGTGAGGCTGATTCATCTGCCCGTACATTGGTTGCGACTTCGATCACTGGCCAAGCTGTCATCATGGTTATGTGCATCAAAAACATAGCTGGCACAGAAACTTTGGTTTCTGTATTAGGTAATACCGTGGACCTGGACGTAAACAGCGCTATAGTTGATGGTGATGTTTTGAACTTTCCGAACATTACCGACGATTCGATGGTGCCGATTGCTTATGCCGTGGTGGTTAATCCTGCCGCGTCGTCAACCGCAACATTTACGTTCGGATCAACCAACTGGAATGCGACAAGCATTGTGGCGAGTAACATTAAAGATGTTGCATCATTGCCACGCAGACCATTAGCGACCGTAACCAGTGTTCCTGGCGTTAAGTAGTAATACGATTACCCGGATCAATGATCCGGGTAACTTTTAATAAATGAGGATACCAATAATGGCTCAAAGACCAATTGACAGCGCGGCATATAGCGCTAAAACCAAAACACATGACATACCTGCTACGGGCAAACTTGACCGTGATCAATTCCTTGATGAATTTGAAATTATTGACGGATCTCGCGGCATTAAAGAACTGGCAGCAAGCGAAGCGTTCTACGAAGAAGAAGTTGAAGTTGTCGTATCTGAAAGCGACAACCCGAACCTTGAACAATTGATACAAGTTGGCGTGAACGGTACTAACCAGTTCTTTATTCGCGGGGTGCCTGTTATCGTTAAGCGTAAGTTTGTGGAAGGCTTATGTAGGGCTCGACCTGAATCGATTACCACGCAAGAGTATCTTGATGCTAATGGTAACAGATCGACACGGGTAGTTAAGACACCTGGATTAAAATTCCCATTCAGAGTATTGCGTGATTCAAATCCGCGCGGTCGTGAATGGCTTGAAAAACTTCTGCAAGAAGGTTAATAAATGAACTATCTTCAATTGTGCCAAGCAACTATCGATGAATCTGGAATTGCTACGGTGACATTAGCGAATACCAGTAGCACAACCGGGGATATTCGTCGTATTTGTAATTGGGTAACTCGGGCAATTGAGGATATTTATGATAAGCGTGAAGATTGGGATTTTTTCAGAACCGATTTTACTATCAGTTGTGTATCCGGTACGGCTACTTACGCTTCAAGCGGTGTAACTGCTTATGGTAAATGGAAACTTGATACATTTCGAGTCTATAACAACACAATAGGCTTGAACGACGAACAATACCTAATCTTCCGGGATTGGGAAAACTTCCGTGATATTCGCTTATTGGGGCCAAGCCGTTCGGCGACCGGGCGACCTACTGAGTTCAGCATCAAACCAGATCAGTCGATTGTATTATGGCCTATCCCTAATTCCAGTACGTTACGTGTTAACGGTGAATATTTTAAAAAAGGAACACCGTTGGTTATCGGCGACGATACGCTATCACCGGCGTTCGATAGATTCCACATGGCTATTGTGTACAATGCTCTCATGCGCTACGCCGCATATAATGAAGAAGGCACGTTATACGCTTCAGCTCAGAAGGAATACAACCGTTTGATCGCTAAGATCGAACGTAATTGGATGATGGATATAGGTCTATCATGTGCGTTATGTTAATTAACTGAGTTGTTTAAATTAACATGGCCGTATGGTCGCCTACTGGCATTAGGATTTTTGATGTATGGGTACGTGGTATTTTTGCCGCGTGTTTGCTCAATATCTCAATCAGTGCGTATATATTGGATATGTACCCGACGCCTATTGCCAGTTCATTAAGAATCGTGAGGTATCTCATGGAAGAAGATGGGACCGCATGTAAACAACAAAATACGAAACAAAACCGTGCACTAAAGCAGGCTCAAAATGGCTAAGATCAATTTACCGGCATCACGTAAAGGTACGCAGTATGTTAAGTTTCAAGGTGGTTATGACGTAACTACCCCCTTACCGTTAATGTCACCCGGTACTTTGATCAATTCCGTCAATGTGGAAGGCGATATATTAAAAGGCGGGTATTCTATTATTCAAGGTTATGAACCTTATGACGGGCATCCCGCGCCGCAAACCGCAACATATCGAATGTTAGCATTCACTACTGCCGGAACGGTCACGGTGGGAACTACAATCACCGGCGCTACATCTGGCGCGACCGGTGTTGTGGTGAAAATTATCCCCGGAACAGCATTTGTACTTACCGACGTAACCGGAACATGGGGAACGGAAAACACAACCGCTGGCGGTGCAAGTGTTGTAGGTCCAACTTATCTTGAAACCGATGTTTATTTTAACGCGGAATATTTACATCTAGCCTACGACAATCGCCGTAATTCTATTCAAGCGGTGCCGGGTGAAAACGAGGTGCGTGGGGTAGTTTATTACAAAGGTGTGGTTTATGCCTTTAGAGATAATCTATCACCCGGGACAGGCATTATCATGTATAAAGCCACGGCATCCGGTTGGTCATCTATGGCCGGTTTAATGGGTAAACGATTAGTTTTTACTAATGCCAATACGAGTGTTGAAGTTGGTGACGTTCTTACACAAGGAGCAACAACAGCTAATGTTTTAAAAGTTGTTGTCATCACGGGAACATTAGCTAGTGGTGTGAACAGTGGTAATATATATATCGATACGCCCGTCGGTCCTGGTTTCGCTGCCGGTGCTGCTACTACAACCGGTGCAGGTGCTTTGACTTTAACTTCAGGCACGGTTATAACGCAAACTATTGTAAACAAAGGTGGTAAGTACGATTTTGCTATTGCAAATTTCGGCGGGACTGCTGGATCAGAAAAAGTTTATGCGTCAAATCCTTACAATGTTACATTCGAATGGGACGGTACATTTTTAGTTAACATGGCGCTCGGCTTGGGCGGTATCTTACCTGAATTTAATGTTTACCATAAAAACAGACTATTCTTGAGTTACCAAGGATCGTTAATCTACAGCGCTATAGGCGATCCTTATCTATGGGTTAATGATGGCGGCGGTGAAATTGCAGTAGGTGACAACGTAACAGCGTTCATGTCACAACCTGGATCAGACGTAACGGCCGCATTGGCGGTATATTGCCGTAATAGAACCTATGTTTTATACGGAACTTCTGTCAGTGATTGGAATTTGGTGACATTCGCCGAAGAATCTGGCGCAATACCGTACAGCGCTCAGAAAATAGGCAATACGTATGTTGTTGATGATGTTGGCGTGACTACGCTACAAACAGCACAGGAATTTGGAAATTTCGCAGCAGCAAGCATAAGCCGAACAATTACCCCTTGGTTGGAATCCCGCAGGGCTTTGTTATCATCAAGTTTGGTATGTAGAAAAAAACAACAATATCGATTGTATTTTTCGAGTGCGGAAGCGCTTTACATAACGCTCGATAAGAACGAAATAAGTTATTTCCCGGTCCAAGGTATTTTAGGTCAGGATTTTTATTGTACGTGGGGATCTGAAACATACGGCGGTGGTGTTGAGTTAATGTGGGCAGGATCGTCTGACGGTTATGTATATCAACTTGATACCGGCGATACAATGGCTGGTGCTACAATTCAATGGAACATGCAGTTTCCTTACAACGATTCTGGATCACATCGAATTTTAAAACGATATAGAAATTTAACTTTGGATGTTACCGCCGACGCGCCGACCACGTTTAGAGTCGGTTATAAAATGGATGCTGGTTACAATTACACCGAAGAACAACCAGACAATGAAATACGATTCAATGATATTTACTCGCAGTACGATATTCATTATGGCATAGCATCAAATCCGTACCATAATACAGTGCCGGTTAATGTCAAATTAAGTGGTGTTGCTGATAGCATATCGATATACATAGGAGCATCGGCGTTATACAATAGCTACGGTAATATTAACTTCACCGGCGCATTTCTTGAAACATCCATGTTAAGGCAAAAACGATAATGGCTTCTTCAACTCTAACAAACTGGTTTGGTAATAAGACAGGTATTAATCCGGTTCAGAATCCTAAT